AAGTCGTTGCACCCGTGTTTCCTGTCGTAACAGAGGAAAGAACAGGGTAATAAGTCGAAACAGACGATGTGTTGTCAGTAATCGCAATGTTTGTTGCGTTTGTTGCAGTTGTTGCACTTGTTGCGGTTGAGGCATTACCCGTCAAAGCACCCACAAAAGTAGTGGATGTGACAGAAGTCAGACCCGCAAATGTGGTCACAGTCGCACCTAAAGCCACGGCAGTTGAGCCAATGGTGACGCTTGAGTTGACCAGGGCGGCATTGGGAATGCTTGTTAAATTAGCACCTGAACCGCTAAATCCTGTGGCCGTTAAAAGCCCCGTAGACGGGTTAAATTGGTACTTGGTAGAGCTAACATACTCAGTTGTTAAATTGCCCGCTGTGGCGGCTGCAAACAAGGGATAACGGGTTGCATTAGTGGTTGTGTCGTCAGTAACCGTTGCATAAGCTACAGGAGTAACCCAAGTTGGGGCTGACGCACCGTTAGACTGAAGAACCTGGCCTGTTGTGCCAGCGGCTGAAAATGCGTAAGCAGTCCCCGTTCCATAAGCCACAGTTCCCGCAGTTGGGGTTGCAGTCCCGTTTGTTCCACCGTTTGCGATAGGTAAAGTTCCCGTCACGCCTGTGCCTAAAGGCAATCCTGTGCCGTTTGTCAAAGTCACCGATTGAGGCGTTCCCAATATGGGAGTCACCAAAGTGGGGGAAGTGGACAAGACAACAGCCACAGTTCCTGTGCTTGCAGTCACGCCAGTACCGCCAGAGGCCACAGGAAGCGTTCCTGTCGTTAATACTGATGTGCTTGAGGCATAGACCGCCCCGCCTGATGTAAACGCTGTAAGACCCGTTCCACCGTTTGTCGTTGCCAAAGTTCCTGCTAGGGTGATTGCACCGCTTGTCGCTGAACTTGGGGTAAATCCCGTAGTTCCTGCGCTAAAACTTGTCACCGCAAAGCTTGATAATGTTTGCCAAGAGGGTAAACCGCTTGAAACCGTTAAGACTTGACCATTAGTGCCAATTCCAAGCATTGCAGTAGTCGCAGCCGCACTTTGGTAAGGCATTGATCCCGCCACGCCACCCGCAAGGTTTATAGCTGTGGTTGCCGTTGTCGCACTTGTGGCAGTTGTTGCCGATGTCGCTGTGGCAGCATTCCCACCGATTGAAAGGCTTGTTGCCGTTCCTGTGAGTCCAGTACCAGGCCCGCTAAACTGAACTGAAGCAGTAATAGTTGATCCACCCACAGTCGAGCCGCTGATGGGCGTTCCTGTGATCGTGCCGCCCGTAATAGAAACATTGTTGGCGTTTTGAGTGGACATTGTTCCCAAACCCGATACTTGAGCATTGGAAATTGCAATGTTTGTGTCTGCCAATACAGTTAATTGGCCTTGTGCGTTGACTGTGGCAGTCAAGGTTTTGGATGCAGAACCGTAGGCAGCAGCTGTCACGCCTGTGTTTGTGATTGAGAACGTGTTTGAGGCTAAAGTTAACCCTGTCCCCGCAAAGTAAGTCGCATTACCTGAGAACTGAACAAATGTGACCGCAGTCACATCAATTGTGCCTGTTGTCGCAGAAGTGGAAACCCACCCTGTATTGGCATTGGTAGAACCACTAATAACAACGGTGTAAGCGCCTGGCACTTCTGCCCAAACATCCATGTCTGAAGCTCTTGTCCACGCAGACGCAGATGCAACATAAATGCCGTTTTCAGACGTTGTGCTTTGATTTTTAACCAAAACTCGATCACCCGCCAATGTGGTGTAAGTGTCGATGGTTTGGAGGCCAGTCAAAGAAATGTTTGCGGTTGTAGCGCATTTAACCGCTTGCTTGGGGTTTAAACCTTGAGCAACGCTATCAACATAAAACTTATTAACAATGTCTGTGTTACCAGTTGGGGAACTTGTTATTTGCCCCGTAGTTGTCAGAATGCTTGTAAAAACACCCGTAGACGGCACTAAAGCACCAATTGTTGTGCTGTTGATTGTGCTGCCTGTAATATTCAATCCCGATTGGGACGGGTTTAATGTGGCGTAGAAAGGCTGACCCTGACCAATAAACGTGTTAAAGGTATTGTCTAAGTTAAACAGCGCCTGGACAGGCAGAATGTTTTGCTCTACTGTCTTGGCAGGGTCAGCCATTAGCGCCTCTTATGATTGGTCAGCGGTAGGAGTCACATAAACAATTGATGGGCCAGCGCCCGACCCAATCATTCGGACATAAAAAGGCGTTGTAGGCACAGCCAAAACCAATGGCGTAGTCATAGAGGCGGGTAACACAAAGTTCCCTGTGGTTGAACCGCTGACGGGCAACACAGCCGCACCCACGCTAGAATTGCCCACATTTACAGCAACATTGGTAGCACCCGTGTTGAGAAATGAGCAATAGTTAACCTGGTCATTTGTGTTGTCATCAATCAAAACGGCAGAAGTGGAGGAAGCCGTCACCGAAATGGCGGTTGTTACTCCAGCGTTGCGTAAGACCGATGTATTAGCCATTACAGTTGCGCCACATGAAGAATGCCAAAGTTAAGCGTTAAAGCCTCGGAAAGAGACCCTGCGCTTGCGTTTGAAATTACAACAGTAAAAGAACCGTTGGCTACAGTAGCTACGCTCAAAAGATAAGTTCCCGCAGTTGTTGCGCCAGAAGCAAGGGCAATAACTGGAATATCCAAAGAACTGACTGCGCTGTTAGTCACGACAAAAGCCACTTCAGCAGCAGCCGCTAAAGCCGCATTATTTGTGACGATTTGCCCTGCCGCAGCATTGATCGTAACGCCTGTGGATTTGCTAGTTGCTTGGGTAACTGAAACGCCTGAAACGGTTGGGCCGCCAGTTGTGTAGCCCATTTGTCCAGTTACATTGTTAACCAGAGAATAATTGGCATCAATAATATCTTGGTCAAGATATGCAGCACCAATTGCTTGTGAATTTGACATGGGAATTCCTTTTCAGAATGGTTTAATTGTATCTGTAAAAACAGAAAAAGCCACCCCTTTTGAGAGTGGCTTCATCTTACTTCACATTAGACTTTAGGAGTAAACGCTGAAGTCGTAACCATAGACATAAACGTCCATAGTAGCGGCAGCGCCTTGTGCAGTTCCAACATTCAAATACAGGTTTTGCGCTGATTGAATGGCAGTTGATGCAACGGTGCGTTGTGACACGACAGTTGATGCTGTCATGCCTGATAAAGCCGCATTAGCAACAACGCCAGTACCACCCGCGCTAGGGGCTGTAAACAGACCCGCAGCGGCAGTTGTTAATGAAATTGAAGCATTGGTAAAAACCACGTTACTCACAGAGTAGTTTGTGGAATTAGTGATTGCAATCGTAGCTTGATCACCCGTTGCATTGACATTCACACCAGTTGCAACGCCTAAAAGACGAATTGCTTGGTTAGATGCCAAATTACTTGGGTGAATCGTTGTGGTTGTTGCTGGTCCAGGATTTGCCATGATATTTCCTTCAATTAAAGTTAATTAAGCTGCAACTCTGCAAGCGAGTTCAGGATAAAGTGGCGCCCAGCCATACAAAACGTCCAAACGGGTAGGAATGGAGTCATTGTTGATGGTGTACTGACGCACAACACGCATTGACAAACCAATTTCCTTATCGCTTGCACGACCCGCAAAATGCACACCTTCAGGCAATTCCAAATCGGCTACTGCCAATGTGAAAGCATTGCGGTGCATGATGATGTTTTGTGGGGAAACAGTACCAATGCTATTGAACTGAGTCACAGCGGCTGTGCTAGAAGTTGTCGGAATTGACACATTCTGGAACTGACCAGCGGTGATGATAGCGGGGCTAACAGTCACAGACACAGATGAACCTGAAGCAATAGCAACAGTAGACTTCACAACAAAGTTGCGGAGTTTGTTAGTGCCATAAGCCTGACGATTCTGTGGGTTGACTGCGAAAACGCCTGCAATTTGAATAGTGTCGCCAGCATTCAAATTCATTGTTCCCGTGTTAGCAGCTGTCAATGTGATAGTGCTTGAAGATGCCCAACCAGAGGTCAGGAAGCCTGAAGCAGTAGTGGTGCTGACAGAAGCTGTCACAGTTGTTGTTGAGTTAGAGCCAAAGGTTTGGCTTACCACGTTCTGATCCATCTTCCAGTTCATGCCCGCAGAGTCACGGCCCATCAAACCTTTACGGTACTGATCGCCAATGGCTTCTTGAGGAACAAACAAACCCTTCAAGCTGTCCACGATTGTTGCGCTTGTGAAAGGCTCAACGATACATGAACGGCGGCCATCACGGGGTGCGCCTTC